CTCGTCTTTGTAGTCTTGTCCTACGGACGACGCGCGCCAACTATCACGTTTCCAATTTCCAAAAGTAGACCCCACACCGGCTTGGGTGGGGGTGTAAATTTGCTGTTGCGTAACCGTGTTAAATTCCACTGGATTACGCATCCACTGCCAATCTTCCTTGGCCGTTTGCACATCGACCCAAGCACTATTGATCCAACTTGCCATCCGGTAGGACTCGCCGGTCAAACCAGTGACGGTGATCAGCGGCGTGCTGGCGCCAGAGACGCCGCACTCCACACGCAATCGGTTGATAAGCTGGAGATAGTTCACTGGGTCGCCCTGTGTTTAAGCGGGTTCAGCCAATACGTTTTGAAGCCATGCGCGGCCACGAGGATTCTCGTCGCTCAGCATTTCAAAAGGATAGGCCAAGCCATGGCGCGCGATCATGTCGATCTGATCAGGCGCTGCTGGGTTGCGAGTTACTTGGCTGTATTTAGTTTCCTTCATACGTGCCAAGATCTCAACGTACTTGCGGCGAACGCGTGTTGGCACGCCGCGCAGGATAGGCTGGTTGGTTCCGTTGCAATTGAGGATTACGTGAGGAGCTTGGTTTTCGTCGGTGCTGGAATGCACCATAACTTCAACCATCTCGTTCATGAATGCTTCGCTTGCTGCAAGCTCACGAAGATCCGCAACTTGGGAAACTGGATCGATTGTTGGTGTGTCGTCTAGGATCTCGATGCCTGCGACTACTTCTTTTTTTGCCATCTTCTATTCTCCGTTAGGTTTAAAAAAATCGGTTTGCCAAAAAGCAGGTTGCCCGAAGGCAACCTGCAAAACCCTCCGTTAGGAGAGATGGCAACTTACTGGGCGCTACCGGGCATGTCCATGCAGTCGCTAAAGGTATCAGTGATACCGGTAGCGCTGAGGTCAGTCGAGCCGGGAGTAAAGGTAGCAGAAGAGCTGGTAACTACTTTGATCAAACCGACCAAAGTTGTACCGGCTGTAACTTGGCCGGGCACTGGGCATGGATCGCCAGCAGCAACGATAGGACCTTGTGTGGTCGACACGGTGCCGTCAGCAGTAATCCAAACGGCAAACAAACAGGCTTGTGAATTGCCTAATGCTGTGCCGGCAGTGAATGCCAAGTTGTCGGTAGCAGCCTTAGACTTGAAAACACCATTGCTTGTAAAAGTCAAAGTGTTTGTAGTCTTAAAGGTGTTGGCGTTTGTGCCTTCGGCTAGGCCGGCAGCGGTCAGCGAGAGATAGCCACTATTGGCTTGTTCGATGTTGTATGACATGATTTATTCCTTTGGAAAAAGATTATTAAGAAGCTGTTGTGAAAGTCACGCCAGCAGCCACGGCGCAATGCGCATAAGCAAACCAGCTTGTACCGTCACTGATGACAGTTACGCGATCGCCTGCAACTGACGAGCCATCTACAAAAGAGATGGTGTCATCGGCTGTGCCTGTATCACCAGCGGCGCCAGAAGCGGGATACGCTTGGCCCTTAATGATGTTGGCACTGCCGTTGGTCACGATCGTGTAGCTGGCGCCAGAAGGTGCCGCAGCCACAATGAAGGTGTATGTCAAACCCGCAGCAGGCAAGGGCAGAGTAGTTGCGAATTCAGTAGCCGAAGACAAGAAATATGTCTCACCGCTGTCCGCCGCCGTCAGTGATGACGCAGCAGCAAGCGTAGCGTTTGCAACGGGACCCAAGATGGGAGCCGTAACAGACAGCGCGGATACATCGTTCAAACGGTCTTCGTTTAGAAGTTTCCAGTAGTTTGATTGCATGGTAGTGTCCTTTAAGTTAAGACGCTGGGACTTGCGTCCCAGCTAGTCCATTACAGAGCGGTCACACCGGCTTCGATACGGGCCATGAAGGCGTCGTTCAGACGCACAGTCGCGAACCATGTAGAAGCGCCCACGTAGCCGAATTGGCCCAATGGGTTGGCGTGGTTGGTCTGTGAGGCTTTGAGGACCACAGGCTTGATGGCAGACATGCCCTTAAGAGCGACTTGGCCCCAGCAGTCTTCACCGATGATGATGAAGGGATACACGTCAACGTTAGCAGCGCCAACAGACAACATGCCGTTCAAGGTTGCAGAACCAGCAGCAGCAAAGGATTTCAACAGGGGTGAGCTGATGAAACGGAAGTCTTCGCAAGCGCCGATTTCGCGGTCATGGATTGGCTTGAATGAACCGTACTCTTCCACACGGGTGAAGCCGGGCAAGTTACGGATGTCGCTGACAGCGTCAGTGTGGCAGAAGATAACGTATGCGGGCTGCACAGCGCGAGTGCCGAAGTTGACACCGGGAGCTAGACGGCTGGTAACGCGGCGTGAACGGTTGGACTCAAGTGTACGAGCTGCTTTACGAATTGCGTTTAAGCTGATTGCTGTGTTGATTGCAGAGCGGCTAGAGCCGTTTGCATAGATCACAGTAGAACCGGCTTTCAGCACACCGTAACGAACCATCTCCATCACCTCAGCCAAAGTCTCGCCTGTGAGCTTGACCATTTCGCCGGGGATGTCATCTTCGTACAGCTGCTCAACTTTGCTGGAGTACTTGAACAGCACGCCATATTGTTGCAACTGAACAGACACGTCTTGGAAAGAGATCGTGTTTGCGTTAGGTGTCACACCCTCAGCCAACACGAAGTTGGAAGCGGTGATGTCAGGAGTACCAACATAGCGAGAAGAGTTCTCGATTGTTGTACCAACAGTAGATGCGCCAAAAGGCAGAGTACGACGGAACACCAAAGTGTCTGTCGAATTCTGGGGCATCTCACGTTGAGTACCGAAGTCGCCCAAAACAGTGATGGGCTGTGCGTGTTCAAGCATACCTTGGGCAGCGCGGATTAGATTTCGCGATGCTACGGTGCCGTAATTTTGAATAGACATGGTCTAGTTTCCTTTTTTGAAAATTGATTTAGTAGCCGCGTTCTTTGAGCTCTCGCTCACGTTTCTTGGCTTCGTAGTTCCACAGTTCCGCTGGTGACATGTCGCCAAGTGTTTTAGGCGGCGGTGTCTGACCAGTTCGAGTTGTCGCGGCGGCAGCGAGACGTGCTCCGCGCTCTTGCTTGATGTCACCGGCTGATCGCGTTTGAGCTGTTGAAAATAAATCCAACATCTTGATCGCGTCTCTGGCAATAGGGCTGTCGGCCAAAGCTCTGGTCTGCGGGTTTTGTACAGTAAACCATTGCGCGAATTCGGTCGTGTTGATCGTATCGCGCCAGTTTTCGTACTTGCCTTCAATTCGTGCTTCTTCCATGAGGCGACCCATCTCAGCCTTGGTGTTAGCAACTTCCTGCTGTACAAACTGAGCCACCGCTTCCGGTGACAAACTTTGTTGCTGAGAAGACACTCCAAGTTTTGATGCGACGTATTCCTCCATCGCCCCGGCCCATTCCGGGAAATCTTGCTTGAGCTGCTCCCACTTCTCTGGGTTCTTGGCGGCGCTGGCGATAGCTGTCTGCGTAGGCGCTTCTTGCATTGCTGCTTGACGTGCCTGCTGAGCTTCTCGTTGCATCGCTGCCACGCGACCCTCGGTCGTTTTGACATGGTGCAGCAGTTGAGCATTTGCCTGTGCTAATTCATCGATCTGTGCCAGTTTGGCGCGGACCGCTGGGGATAGCCCGGCTAGGGGATCTTCCGGCTGTTCCGGTTCAATTTGCGCTTGTTCGGGTTCAAGTTCCTGCGGCGTTTCCGGCGCAGCGGCTAAGGGCTCAGATGCGGACGTGTCACCGTCGGCAGCCAGCTTTGATGCCTCTTCATCCCATAAGTTTTGCGCTTCTTCCGAAGACAGTTGGTTTTCTTCCACTTTTTGCTCTCCAAATAAAGGCCGTCTTTCAACGGCCCACTAAAAAGGCCAAGCGGGATTTAATCCGGCTCGACCACCACACCCCGAGTTGCCGCATTGGGCAAGTCGAGAAATCTTTTTAGCATGCGTATCTCACCGCGCAACGCCGCTGTCTCAGTGTCGGAGAGGGCGACAGCGTCGTTCTTGGTTCTGGCTTGCTCAAGCTGAGCTTCTGCCCACTTGCGCAAAACATGCCATGTGCTTGATGAGTAATCAGTCATAGAAAAAGCCAGCTTGATGGCTGGCTTTGGTAAATTTTGGGCGCACTTCGCCCAAAGAAATTTTATAACAGATCGTGGCGCTTATGCAACAGTTATCTTTATTCATTTTCAGCGAACCATAACAGGTGTTTTTGTGCCGGGTTTTCCGTTGCCTTCAGCCTCAGCTTCGGCTTCAACCTGCGCTTCGGTCTTGGCCATGTTGCTGCGAACAAGTCCTTTGAGCCCGGTCTTTAGCCCGCTGCCACGGATCACTTCGCCAATAAG